ATGACCAGCGAACCAAAGCGGTCCCAACTCGACAAGTTCAAGGAAGCCGCGCGCGACCTCGAAACCGACGACGATCCCAAGCGCTTCGACGAGCGCCTAGGGAAGCTGGTGAAGCATAAGCCGGTCGAGAAGCCCGCACCCTAGAGTTACCCGCCGGAACCTTCGCTGTCGGGCGGAGTATCCACCCCGCGCCTCTGCGTCTCTCGGGCGTGACTGCGGGACGGGCCGGGCTGCTTTTGGTCCGGCTCCCCCATAACCTCCCCGCCCATGGCTTCATGGAAGTGCTGTTTGGTGTCGTGCTTCTCAAGCTCGGCGAGCTGCCTGTACGCATTGAGTTTCGTGCGGCGTGTTCTGGGCATTGGAATATCTCCCGCCCTGACCGCCATATGGCATAATGCCTTCTGTACGGGTGGCGAGCGTACGCCCTTTCCCACCAAAAACCTATTGCTCCATGTTTTCCATGCTCTCAGCGACTTGGGGAGAGCGTCTAACCAAATAGGTTATTTTTCTTGACACAGCGTCACGCTTGGTGTAGAGATTTCTACATCATGGCGAATCGCGTCCACCGTAAGGGGCGCTCGCCAGTCAAGATGCTTGTGGGTTTGCAAACTACATAAACGCCACAAGTATCACATCATGAAGAATTGCGAGTCGGGCCGGGGCCGATCCTGAGAGGGGGAGGCGATCCGGCCCGTTTGCGTTGGATAGGGTGCGGATGATGGCGAATGATGGTGAGGAGCAGATTTCGGGATTCCAGAACGGGCCGTTGCAGCGGCGCCGGGCGCGGCCGCAGAGCTGGACCAAGGCGCGGCGCGCGGCGTTTCTGACCGAGCTGGCGTATAGCTGTAACGTGACGCGCGCGCATACGGCGGCCGGGGTGGCCGACCGCAAGGCCTATACGCTGCGCCAGCGCGATCCGGAGTTCGCGCGGGCGTGGCAGCAGGCGCTGGAAATCGGGTTCGAACGGCTGGAAACCGCCTTGTTGCGCCGGGCGCTCGAAGTCACCGGGGCGCTCGATATCGACGTCGAGGAAGAGCGCCGCGAGCCGGTCGAGAAAATGACCGTCGAGCAGGCGATGACGCTGCTCAACTTGCACCGCCGCAGCGTCCAGCAGGGGCAGGCGCATCGCCGCCATCCGGCGGCGCGCCATATCGCGACGCAGGAAGAAACCGACGCGGTGCTGATCAGGCGGATTGCGATGGTGAAACGGCAGCGCGAGCGGCGGGACCGGATTGTCGACGGCGGCGAACTGACGCCGACGCCGGCACCGGCGCCAGCCCCGGTACCGGATCAGAGCCCCGAGACCGGGGGGAGCGGCGAGGCGTGAACCGCCGCAGGGCGCCGAAGAGCGCCGGCGATTTGCGGGCGACGTCCGACGACATCCTGGCCGAATTGAGCGAGTTGGATCCCGCGGATCTGCGCAACGTGCTGTGCGAACTGAACGCCGGGCAGAAGGCCGAACTGGCGACGCGTTGGTACGGGTTCGAGAATGACGGCCAGCGCGAACCGCCGGGCGACTGGCGCATCTGGCTGATCCGCGCCGGGCGCGGCTTTGGCAAGACGCGGGCGGGATCCGAATGGGTGAGCCAGATGGCGCGCGATATGCCCGGGGCGCGGATCGCGCTGGTCGCGGCGACGCAGGCCGATGGCTTGCGGGTGATGATCGAGGGGCCGAGCGGGCTGCTGGCGGTCGCGCGGGAGGGTGAAGCGCCGCGCTGGACGAACGGGCGGCGCGAACTGCTGTTTGCGAGCGGCGCGGTGGCGACGCTTTATTCGTCCGAGGCGGGCGAGGAATTGCGCGGCCCCGAACATCATGCGGCATGGTGCGACGAACTGGCGAAATGGCGGCGCGGCGAGACGGCGTGGGACAATCTGATGCTCGGCATGCGGCTGGGCGAGCGGCCGCGCGTCGTGGTGACGACGACGCCGCGGGTCAATGCGGTGATGCGCAAGGTGATAGCCGCGCCGGGGAAGGCGGAGACGCTGGGCCGGACGCGCGACAATCTGTGGCTGCCCGACAATTTCGTCGCCGCGATGATCGCAACCTATGGCGGGACGCGGCTCGGGCGGCAGGAACTCGACGGTGAGATGCTGGAGGATATCGAGGGCGCGCTGTGGACGCGGGCGCTGGTCGAGCGGTGCCGGGTCGATGCCGCGGGTATCGGCAAGCCGGTGCGGGTGGTGATCGGGGTCGATCCGCCGGCGACGTCGCATGGCGACGCGTGCGGGATCGTGGTGGCGGCCTTGCTGCGCGACGGGCGGCTGGCGGTGGTCGAGGATGCGAGCGTCGAAAATCCGCCGCCGGCGCGATGGGCGCAGGCGGTCGTCGCGGCGGCGGCGCGCTGGGGTGCCGAGCGGGTGGTGGCCGAGAGCAATATGGGCGGCGAGATGGTCGCGGCGACGCTGCGCCAGGCCGAGGCGGCGCTGCCGGTGGTGCCGGTGCATGCGAGCATCGGCAAGGCGCGAAGGGCGGAGCCGGTGGCGCTCGCCTATGAGCGCGGACAGGTGGTGCATGCGGGGGCGTTCGCCGCGCTGGAGGACGAGCTTTGCGGGCTGCAGGTCGGCGGCGGCTATGCCGGGCCGGGGCGCTCGCCCGATCGGGCCGATGCGTGTGTCTGGGCGCTGGCGGCGTTGCTGGAGGGGGTGCGGAAGGGCCGGGGGCCGGGGGTGCGGCGGGTTTGATGCCGAAGCATCCGCTACGGACCTAAAACATGGTGCTTGCTGCCGGGTATGTTCTCCGGTTGATTGACCCCAGCCTTGATCCGTCTTAGCCGTCCGAAAATGGGGAGGCGCTTGTGGAAGCGAGACTGAAGAAGCTTGAAAAGACGATAGAACAACAAGGCTATCTGTTGTTGATCCTCATGGTCCTCCTCATTGTTGACACTGCCGCATTGCTCATATTGTGGGGAGAAAAGGGGAAGCCGGATTTCGACCACATCGCGGTTTCGTTGACTGTTTTTCAAACCCTTTTCGGTATCGCCGCCCTGTACGGATTTTGGGCATTGCGCGGCTTGACCATCGAGAGGGCGGAAGATGTTGCTGAAGCGGAGGTCAAGAAAATTGCTCCGCCCCTCATCTTGAGAGAAGTTCAGGACAGTTTGCAGAATTTGCCCCGCGACACTATATCGGACGCGGATTTGAACGATATTGTGATCGCGACAGGTGACGCCGGAAAGGAGGGCGACGATGGAAAATGAGATGCAGACCGTCGCTCGCTACCTTGGCGCGGCTCCGGTTGATTTGTATGCAATTTTCGATGCCCTGGGCATCGACTATGCCGAGAAGCCCATTGGTTCAGGTGAGTCAGCCTGGATAGAGCGAAAGGGCGACCGGTTTAGCGTTGTTGTCAACGCATCCGAGGGAGCGACGCGCCGCCGCTTCAGTGCTGCCCATGAATTGGCCCACTATCTTCTCCATCGTGATCTGATGCAGATCGATGGCGACAGGATGAATCGCCACACGGATAGGCTGTATGGGGTGCCAGAAGATAATCCGGCGTCGCCGTTTACGCGGCAGCATGAAATTCAGGCGAACCGTCTCGCGGCGCAGATCGTGATGCCTGCGCCGCTGGTTCGGAAAAAATTCGCCGAGTACCAAAATGCCGGGCAGCTTGCTGCCGCTTTCGGCGTGTCCAAGGCTGCGATGGAAATTCGTCTGAAGACGCTCGGCCTCGCCGCATAATCTTGCACTAACGCTCTCACTATTCGGGAGAACATCATGAACTGGTTTGGCCGCAAGGCCGCGCAGGGTGCTGCGCGGCCCGCTTTGTCGCGTGTCTATGGGAGCTATGGAATCGCGGGCTCGGCGCCGGCGCCGCTGTCGTATGAGGCGCAGGTCCGCGAGGGGTATCTGGGCAATGCGATCGTCCAGCGGGCGGTGCGGCTGGTTGCCGAGGCGGCGGGATCGGCGCCGGTGGCGGCGAGCGATCCGGCGCTGGCGGCGCTGGTCGCGGCGACGTCGGGCGGGCAGGGGCTGGTCGAGACCTTGGCGTCGCAGCTGCTGCTGCACGGCAATGGCTATGTCCAGATATTGGCCGACGGCGCGGGGGCACCCGCCGAGCTGTTCGCGCTGCGCCCCGAGCGGGTGACGGTCGAGGCCGATGCGCGCGGGTGGCCGGTCGCCTATCGGTACAAGGCGGGGGGCGCCAGCGCGGTGCTGCCCGCCGAGGATGGCGCGGGGCGGACGGCGGTGGTGCATGTGAAGGCGCTGCATCCGCTGGACGATCATTATGGCGCGGGGTGCCTGGGTGCGGCGGCGGGCGCGATCGCGGCGCATAATGCGGCGGCGAGGTGGAACGCGGCGCTGCTGGAGAATGCGGCGCGGCCGTCGGGGGCGCTGGTCCATGATCCGGGCGACAAGGGGGTGCCGCTGTCGGCCGAGCAGGTCGACCGGCTGCGCGAGGAACTGGCCGAGAGCTTTGCCGGCGGGGCGAATGCCGGGCGGTCGTTGCTGCTCGAGGGCGGGCTCAAGTGGCAGGCGCTGTCGCTGTCGCCCGCCGAGATGGATTTCCTGGCGCTGAAGGATATGAGCGCGCGCGAGATTGCGATGGCGTTCGGGGTGCCGCCGATGCTGCTCGGGCTGCCCGGCGACGCGACCTATGCCAATTATCGCGAAGCCAATCGCGCGCTGTGGCGGCTGACGGTGCTGCCTTTGTGCGCGAAGATTTTGGGGGCGATCGCGCAGGGGCTGGCGGGCTGGTTCGACGGCGCTGCGCTGCGCGTCGATCTGGATCGGGTGCCGGCGCTGGCCGAGGACCGGATGGCATTGTGGCGCGAGGTGTCGGCGGCCGACTGGCTGAGCGCGGATGAGAAGAAGGCGCTGCTGGGGGTGGAATAGCCGCCCCGTCACCCCGGACCCTTCGACAGGCTCAGACAGGCTTGATCCGGGGTCCATGAGTGCGGCGCTGCTGTGGATCCCGGATCAAGTCCGGGATGACGAAAGGAAAATGAGCATGGACGAGGACGAGGCGCTGGCGCGGTTGATCGCGCTGGCGGGGACGAGTGCGCCCGATGCGGCGCTGCTGCGCGCGGTGGTCGAGGAGGCGAGCGAGCTGGGCGCGCGGCGGGCGCTGGCGCGGCTGGGGCTGGCCGACGCGGCGGCGCGTGATGACGTGAGCGACCTCAGGCAACTGCTCGGCGCGTGGCGCGATGCGAAGAAGAGCGTGTGGGCGGCGGTGGTCGACTGGGCGGTGCGCGGGATGCTGGCGCTGCTGGTGGTGGGGCTGGCGATGAAGCTGGGGCTGCCGGGATTGCTGAAGTGAAGGGGCGCCTGATCCCGGCTGACGCTGGGGCCGCACCAGCCCGCTCCTCCGCCCGGGCAGGCGGGGGAGCGGGCTGGTGCGGCACGTCCTCAATAGTCCGCTTCGCTGGCTATGCCTCGGTGTTCGACCGGGTCGATCGCGGCGGCGATGTGGTGCGTGCGGGGGCCTTTGCGGCGAGCCTCGCCGAGCGGCGCGCGGTGCCCTTGCTGTGGCAGCATCGGCCGGGCGCGATGATCGGGGTGATCGAGGCGCTGGCCGAGGACCGGCGCGGGCTGCGGGTGGTGGCGCGGGTCACGCATCCGACCGCGGCGGCGCTGGTCGCGCGCGGCGCGCTGACGGGATTGAGCTTTGGGTATCGGGTGCGCGCGGCGCGCGGGGCGGACCCGCGCGAACTGACCGCGCTCGACCTTGCCGAGGTGAGTCTGGTGGCGATGCCGATGCAGCCGCTGGCGCGGGTGATTCAGGTGGTGAAGGAGTGAAAAGCATGGACGATATGGAAGTGAAGGCGGATGCGCTCGACGGGGCGTTCGATGCGGTGCTGGCGGCGGAGGCGGTCGACGAGCTTAAGGCGTCGGTCGCGGCGCTGAAGGCGCAGGTTGCTGCGCAGACGGTGGCGGCGGCGCGGCTGCCGCTCGACGGGGCGAAGGCGGCCGATCCGGCGCGTGATGCCTTTGTCGAGCGCTATTTGCGGCGCGGGATCGATGCGGGTGTGGAGATGAAGAGCCTGTCGGGGGCGTCGGGCGGCGAGGGCGGTTATGCGGTGCCGCGCGAGATCGACGGGACGATCGCCAGCATGCTGCGGTCGCTGTCGCCGATCCGGTCGATCGCGACGGTCGTGCAGACGGGGACGAGCGGCTATCGCAAGCTGGTCGCGACCGGGGCGACGGGTGCGGGCTGGGTCGGCGAGACCGCGGCGCGGCCCGAGACCGGCACGCGCAGCTTTGCCGAGATCGCGCCGCCGTCGGGCGAGCTTTACGCCAATCCGGCGGCGAGCCAGGCGATGCTCGACGATGCGATGTTCAACGTCGAGGACTGGCTGGCCGACGAGATCGCGCGCGAATTTGCGGTCGCCGAGGGCAGCGCGTTCGTCAGCGGCAACGGGACGAGCCGGCCGAAGGGCATCTTGTCCTATACGACGACGAACGAGGCCGACGGCGTCCGCGCGTTCGGGACGTTGCAGCATCTGGCGACGGGGACGGCGGGCGCGTTTCCGGCGTCGAACCCGCAGGACAGGCTGGTCGAGCTGGTCCATTCGCTGAAGGCGCCGTATCGCCAGGGCGCGGCGTGGGTGATGAATTCGGACACGCTGGCGCGGATCCGCAAGTTCAAGACGAGCGACGGCGCTTTCATCTGGCAGCCGGGGATGGTCGAAGGGCAGGCGGCGAGCCTGCTCGGCTATCCGGTCGTCGAGGCCGAGGACATGCCCGACGTCGGCGCGAACAGCCTGTCGATCGCGTTCGGCAATTTCCGCGCCGGTTACCTGATCGCCGACCGCGGCGAGACGCGTATCCTGCGCGATCCGTTCAGCAACAAGCCCTTCGTGCATTTCTATGCAACCAAAAGGGTCGGCGGTGCGATCATCGATTCGCAGGCCATCAAGCTGATGAAATTCGCCGCCAGCTGACGAGAGCCGGTGCGCGATGGGCGTCCGGCACCGCTCTTCCCTTTCGGGCGGGCCGGGCGCCAATTTTTCCTGACATCAACTGAAAAGGATGGCGCTGCCATGCCGACTCCCTTTTTCGCCGACCTGGTGCGCGAGCTGTGCCAGGAGGGCGGGACCGGGCCGCTGACGCCGACCGGCGCGGTGCCCGGCCATCGCCGCTTTGCCGGCGTCGTTCCGGTCGACACGAGTTTTCATTATGCCATTGCCGGCATCGCGCACCCCGACCAGTGGGAAGTGGGGCTGGGCCGTATCGATGGTGAAGGACGGTTGATCCGCGACAGCGTGGCGGCATCGTCATATGCCGGCGCGCGGGTCGATTTCGCCATCGGGCTGAAGACCGTCGCACTGACGGTCGGCGCCGGCTGGTTCGGGGCGGCCGATGCCGCGGCCGCGGCGGTGGCGGGCGATATCGCCGGGCTGGATGCGGCGCTGGCGGCCAAGCAGCCGCTGTCGACCGGTCATGCCGACGCCGCGACGGGGACGAGCGAAGACAAGCTGACCGTGCGGCGCGGCGCCGACTGGGTCAATATTCCCCTGTCGACCCTGGCCTATCGCGACGCGGCCGGGCGCCATGCGCTGAGCGGGGTCCTGGGCATCCAGAACGGAACCGCGGCGGCGCCGTCGGTGGCGTTTTCGTCCGACCTCGACACCGGGATTTTCCGTGCGGCGGAGAATGCCGTCGGGTTCGCGGCGGGCGGGGCCGAAAGTGCGCGATGGCATAGCGGCGGCCTGTCGGTCGGCGGAACCGCGCCGCTTGCCGGCGAACGACTGGGTCTGTTCACCACCATCGACGGCGGCGTCAGTTTCCTGTCGCGGCTCAACGACGGCACCAACAATCCCCATTTGATGGTGCGGCATGTCGCGGCCAGCAATCTGTCGCGGATCGACGTCAATGCCGCTTCGGGCGTCGCGCAAATTTCGCTCGCGATCAAGAATGTCGACGCGCTGACCGTCGACAACAGCCGCAACACGGCGCTGAGCGGCCTGTTGACCATCCCGGTGGGGAGCGCAGCCGCCCCCAGTTTGCGGTTCGCGGGCAATAGCGGCACCGGCGTGCGCGGCGGAGCATTTTTGACCCTGATAACCGGGGGAGCCGACCGGCTTGTCGTCCAGGGTGACGGCCGGGTAAACCCGGGTGCCGACAATGCACAGTCTTTGGGAATATCGGCCATGCGCTGGTCGGTCGTCTATGCGGGCACCGGTACGATCAACACGTCCGATGCCCGCGACAAATTGTGGCGTGGCGCGCCCGCCGCCGCCGAACTGCGCGCGGCAAGGCGGATCGCCGCCGAGCTTGGTTTCTACCAATGGCTGGCGAGGATCGACGAGGCCGGCGCGAACGAGGCGCGTTTCCACTTCGGGGTTCGCGCACAGGTGGTGTGGGAGATCATGGCCGACGAAGGGCTGGTCGATCCGCTGCAAGCCGACGGGACGCCGGGCGAGACGCGCTATGCCTTTCTGTGCTGGGATGCCTGGCCCGCGGAGGTCGAGGATATTTTACAGCCGTTCGAGGTGGCCGCGGTCGTAGACGAGGCGAGCGGTGCGGAGATCGAGCCCGCGCGGACCGAGATGCGGCCGACCGGCGAAACGCGCACTGTTCGCGCGGCCGGTAGCCGCTTCGGCATTCGGCCCGACCAGCTGGCGCTGTTCCTGATCGCGGCGCAGGAAGAGCGGCTGGCAGCGCTTGAGGCGGCGGCATGATCGCCGGGGCGGCGCTGGGTTCGCGCGCGATCGGTGATGTCACGCGCCGCGCGCTGGCCTGCGAATGGACGGGCCCCGAGCCCGCCGGGCAGCGCGACGCAGCGCGCGCCGAGGCGATCCCGAAGGCATCGGACCGCCGCGTGACGCCGCAGAAACCCTGACGAAGGAAAAGGAGAAGGCCATGGCGATGATGGTCAAGGATCCGGGCACCCGGATCGATATCGAATTTGACTGGGCGGCCGCCTATCCCGACGGCCAGGCGGTGATGACGAGCGAATGGGCGGTCGCACCCGAGGCGCCGGACGGCGTGGCGCTGGCGGGCGCGGCGCACGACCTGGTGCGGGCCACCGCGACGCTGGCCGGCGGTGTTGCCGGGCGGGTCTATCGCGTGAGCAACCGGGTGACGATGAGCGACGGCCAGATCGATGAGCGGTCGTTGACCGTGCGGGTGGAGGAGCGGTGATGACGATGAGTCTGGAACCGGGCGAAGCGCCGGTAACGCTTGACGAGGCACGCGGCTGGCTGCGGCTGGGGGCGAGCATCGACGATGCGGTGGTCGCGGGGCTGATCCGCGCCGCGGCGAATATTTGCGAGAGCTTTGTCGGCCAGTGGCTGATGATCCGGAGCGCCGAGGATGCGGTGCCGATTAGGTCGGGCGAGATCCGGCTTGCGGTGCGGCCGGTGATCGGGGTCGACGATGTCACGCTGCTGTCGGGCGCGGGCGATGAAAGCGTGGTGGCGGATGGTGACTGGCGGCTGCGGATTGCGTCCGACGGGCGCGGTTGGGTGTCGATCGATGAAGCCGGCGCGTCGGTCCAGGTCCGCGTGCGTTATCGCGCCGGCATGGCGGCCGACGCGAATGGCATCCCCGAAGCGATCCGCCACGGCATCCTGCGCATGATGCAGCATCTGCACGATGCGCGCGACGGCGGCGGCGGTGCGGGCGGTACGCCGCCGGCGATGATCGCGGCGCTGTGGCAACCGTGGCGGCGGATCGGGCTGGCGCGATGAGCGGCGCGGAACAGGCGGTGCGGACGCGGATGCTGGCGCTGCTGAGCGCCGACGGCGAATTGGCGGGGCTGGTGCACGGCATATTCGACGGCGTGCCGCCCCGCGCGAGCGCACCCTATGTTTCGGTGGGTGCGGCGGAGGGCGTCGATTGGGGGACGAAGGATCGCGCCGGACGCGAGGTGCGGTTGACGGTGGCGCTGGCCGGCGCCGGCGGCGTGCCGGACGATCGCGCGGCGGCGCGGATCGACGCGGCGGCGGCGATGCTGCGCGGCGAGGCCGGCGGCTGGAGCATCGTCGCGGCGCGGGTGATGCGGACGCGGTTCGCTTTCGCGCGCGATGGCGGCTGGCGGCACGAGGCGGTGGTGCGGTGCCGGTGTCTGGCGGGATAGGGTGTGGGGCGGGTTCGGCCGGTAGCGGGCATTACCCTTATCGTCACCCCGGACTTGATCCGGGGTCCCGCTGGACGTTGAAACCTGCGTTGCCCTCAAAAAAGCGGGATCCCGGGTCAAGCCCGGGATGACGAGGGAAAGGGCGAAAGCGGTCGATCGTTGCCGGGATGACGGCTATCGGAACGTCCGCTCCCCACCCCAAAACGGACATCGGATCCGGGAGGCGGCGAGCGGTGTGATGGGGTGACGAAACGGCGGGGGTCTAGTCGCTGGGGCGCGAGTTGTTTTCCGAATAATCCTTGAACTTGTCGACGAAGTTCGCGTGATAATCCTCGACCTGCATGTCGGCATTTTCGGCGGCGTCGGCTTCCGAATCGCCGCCCGAGCGGTTGAGCGCGATCACCGCGGTGCGGAAGGCGGCGCGTTCGGTTTCGCAGACCGACTTGATGGATATTTCATATTCGGCGGCGCCGACCTTGTCGTCGAGCGCCTTCTTCATGCTGGTGTTGAGGCATTTGGTGAAAGCGACGCGCGACGTGTCGACCGCAGCGGTCGGTGCGGGCGCCATGGCGGCCAAAAGCAATGTCGTGAACAGCATCCTGCGACTCCCCGTTTGCAGTGATTTTTCTGATGAGGAGATTAAACCATGGCAATCGAAAATGGGAGCGCTTTTCTGCTCAAGATCGGCGACGGCGCGGCGCCGCCCGCCTATGCCACCGTCGCCGGGTTGCGCACGACGCAATTGTCGGTGAACGGCGAGGCGGTGAACGTCACGACCAAGGATTCAGGCGGCTGGCGCGAGCTGTTGTCAGGGGCCGGAGTGCGATCGGTGTCGGTCAGCGCGGCGGGCATTTTCACCGGGTCGGATGCCGAAGTGCGGCTGCGCGGTCACGCGCTGTCGGGGATGGTCGACGATTATCAGCTGAGCTTTGAAAGCGGCGAGCGGATGCAGGGACGGTTCCTGGTCACGCGGCTCGACTATGCCGGCGATTATAACGGCGAGCGCAATTATACGCTGAGCCTGGAATCGAGCGGCCCGGTGGTGAGCCTGTGAGCGGCGCGAACATGTTGCGCGGCGAGGCCGAACTGGCAGTGGGCGGAGCGGTGCATGTGCTGCGCCCGAGCTTTGCCGCGCTGGTCGCCGCCGAAAGCGAGCTGGGGCCGCTGTTCGCGCTGGTCGAGCGCGCGGCCGACGGGCGGCTGGCGCTCGGCGAGCTGGCTTCGCTGTTCTGGCATTGTGTCAGGGACCGGCCGGCGGCGCTGACGCGCGAGGCGGTCGGCGAGGCGGTCGTGGCGCAGGGGCTGGCGGCGGTGACCCCGGCGCTGCGCGTGCTGCTGGGGCAGATCTTGCAGGGGCGGTGAGGTGGACGGGCCTTTTGGCGCCGCGGCGCTGGCGCTCGCGGGCATGATGGCGCGCGTCGCGGGGTGGCGGCCGGAGGAGTTCTGGGCGGCGACGCCCGCCGATGTGGCGGCGGCGCTGGCGGGATGGCGCGAGGATGATGCAGCGGCGGGCGTGGACCGCGCGGCGCTGGCGGCGATGATGGAGGCATGTCCCGATGGATGAGATCGACGAAATGGTGGTCGCAGTGCGCGCCGACACCGGCGCCTTTCGCCGCGATATCGCGGCGATGCGCGGCGAGCTGGACGGGCCGCTGGTCGCGGGCGCCGAACATGCCGGGCGGGCGATCGAGGGCGCGCTGTCGCGCGCGATCCGCACCGGCAAGCTGGGGTTCGAGGATCTGAAGCGGCTGATATTGTCGGTGATGGCCGACGTCGCGCGCGTCGCGATTTCGAACGGGCTCGGTGCCGCGATGGGCGGCGGCGGGTCGGGCGGCGGCGGCGGGCTGCTGTCGCTGGGGACGAGCGTGGCGATGGCGCTGTTCGGGGCGCCGGGGCGCGCGACGGGCGGACCGGTGAGCGCGGGGCGCGCCTATCGCGTCGGCGAGCGCGGGCCCGAGCTGTTCGTGCCGACCGCAAGCGGGCGGATCGAGGCGGCGGGGGCGGGCGGCGTGCGCCATATCGCGATCACGGTGAATGTGCAGGGGCAGGCGGGGAGTGAACCGCAGCGGCTGGCGCAGACCGGGCGGCAGCTGGCGCGCGCGGTGCGGCGGGCGGTGGCGATGGGAGAGGATTGATGGGCTGGGCCCTGTTGGCGGCCGCCGAGCCGCATCATCGCAAAGGGTGGCTGAAGCGGTTCGATCCGCGTTTCTGGACGGTCGATTTTGCGCGGCCGATGATGGCGAGCGTGACGAGCGATGCGCCGCGGGCGCTGCGCGTCGAGGCGGTTTTCTATCGCAAGCAGGATCTGGCCGGGCTGATCTGGGAGAGCGAAGACCGCTGGGATCATCCGCTGCTTGCCTATGAGACGAAGCGCGATTTCCGGCACACGCAACTGAAATTTCGCTGGCGGTCGGGCGGGGTCAAGCCGCTCGACGCGCTGCACGGGCCGACGCTGACGATCGAGGGGCGCGATGCGGCGGGCAGCCCACGCGCCTGGTATGTACGGCTGTGGAATTATGCGGCGGGGACGGCCGAGGATGCGGTCGTCAGCCTCGATTTCGACGCGCTCGACGGCGGGTTCCTGTTGCCGGGCGAGGCGGCCCGGGTGTGGGCGGGCGATATCGACCGGATGTTCGTTTCGCTGGTGCCGCCGGCCTATGACGGCGGCGAGGGCGTGCTGGCGGCGCCGGTCGAAGGCTGGGCCGAGATGAGCGAGATCGTGTCGAGCGGGTCGGGGTCGGTGCTGGCGATCGGCGATGTGGTGATGCCCGAGCATGGGCTGGGCATCGCGGGCGGTTATGACGACAGCTATCACCTGACCCCGGCGCGGCTGGTGCGGCAGATCGTTGGGCTCGGCTATCGCGGCGACGTCGTCCATTATGTCGGGATGAGCCATTATATGCGGCTCGAGGCATCGGGCGGCGGCTTTTATGCGAGCCTCGCGGGGGGCGTGCTCAACGCGCCGTGCGCGGCGTGGCATGCGGGCTTTGCGGGCGCGTGCCGGGCGGCGGGGCTGGGGGTGATCTGGTCGCTGTCGTATGAATATTTCGACGCCTATTGCTGGGGCGACTGGAAGCAGCGGACGGCGGATGGCGACCCGGCGCTGACCGGGTGGGAACCGCCGTCGACCCTGTTGTCGCCCGCCAATGCCGCGGCGATGGGATATTTGCAGCTGGTCGCGCGGGCGTTTGTCGCGATCGGGGCGGCGGCGGGACTGCCGCTGAAGTTCCAGGTCGGCGAGCCCTGGTGGTGGATCGCAAGCGAAGGCCGCATCTGCGCCTATGACGCGGCGACGACGGCGGCGCTGGGCGGAGCGAGCGTGGCGATTGCCGATATAGGCGGGACGCTCGATGCCGGGCAGCTGGCGATGCTCGATGCGTTGGGGGACTTGCTCGCGACATCGACCGGGGCGCTGGTCGCGGCGGCGCGCGACGAGGCGGGGGCGGCGGGGCTGGTCAGCCATTTGCTCGTCTTCCTGCCGACGGTGCTCGATACCGCGGCGCCCGAGGTGCGGCGCGCGAATGTGCCGGCGGGCTGGGCGGCGCCGGCGTTCGATGTGCTGCAGCTCGAGGATTATGACTGGGTGACCGGCGGGCGCGGGGCGGAAACCGCGGGAGCGCGGGGGGTGATGGCGGCTCGGCTCGGCTATCCGATTGCGGAACAGCATTATTTTTCGGGATTCGTGCTGCTGGCCGAACAGCGCGCGCAGTGGGCGGCGATCGCCGATGCCGCGGATAGCGCGCGGCGCGCGGGGGTGGCGCGGACTTTCGTCTGGGCGCTGCCGCAGGTCGCGCGCGACGGTTTCGTGACATTCGACGGGGAGGGCGAGATGCAGGCTTATGACGCGGTGGATTTCCCGCTGGCGATCGGGCGCGAGGCGCTGGTCGTGACCGAATTTTCGACGCAGATCATCAGCTCGCCGTCGGGGCACGAGCAGCGCGCGAGCGAATGGGCCGAGGCGCGGATGCGCTACGACGCGGGGCCGGGGATCCGGTCCGAAAGCGACGTGCGCGCGCTGAGCGATTTCTTTCGCGCCCGGCGCGGGGCGGCGCGGGCGTTTCGGTTTCGCGATCCGTTCGATTGCAGCTCGGCGGACGGCGGCGGCGTGCCGTCGGCGATCGACCAGTGGCTGGGGGTGGGCGACGGCAGCCGGCGGCAGTTCGCGCTGGTCAAATATTATGGCAGCGGCGACGCGGTGCAGGCGCGCGCGATCCGGCTGGCGGTGAACGGCAGCGTGCGGGTATCGGTGGGCGGGGTCGAGACGGCGGCGTTCGCGATGACCGAAGCGGGCGAGGTGCTGCTCGACGCGGCGCCGGCCGCCGGGGCCGCGGTGCGCGCGGGATTTCTGTTCGACGTGCCGGTGCGCTTTGCCGAGGACCGGCTGGAGGCGAGCCGCGCGACCTTCCTTGCGGGCGAGATAGCGAGCGTGCCGCTGGTCGAGGTGCGGGCGCCATGGTGATGCCCGAACCGTTAAGCGCCGCGCCCGCCTGGCTGCGCGAGGAGTTGGTGACGATGGCGTGGTGCTGGCGGCTGGCGCGGCGCGATGGCGTTGTCATCGGGCTGACTTCGCATGATCGCGATCTGGTGGTCGGGGGGCTCGTCTATCGCGCCGCGCCCGGGATGAAGCCGTCGGCGATCGAGACGAGCGACGGCCTCGATGCCGCGACGATGGATCTGGAGGGCGCGATTTCGAGCGAGGCGATCGCGATGGACGATCTCGACGCCGGGCGCTGGGACGGCGCCGAACTGGAATTGTTCGTGACCGACTGGAGCGCGGCGGACACGGCGCCGGTGACCGTCGCGCGCGGATCGCTGGGGGCGATCGAGCGGCGCGGTGCGGCCTTTGCGGCCGAGTTGCAGGGCGTCACGCGCGCGCTCGATCGCCCGGCGTGCCCCGCGACGTCGCCGGGGTGCCGCGCGATCCTGGGCGACCGGGCGTGCCGTATCGACCTGGCACCGCTGACGCACAGGCGGCGCGTCGTCGCGGTCGCAGGGCGGGCGGTCACGCTGGACGCCCCGGTAGCGGGGGCGGTAGCGGGAGCGATGATATTCGGCGACCTGCTGTGGATCGAGGGCGCGAATTGCGGGCTGGAAAGCCCGGTGATCAGTGCCGAGGGCGCGGTGCTGCATCTCGCCGAGGCGCCGCCGCTGACCGCGGTGCTGCCGGTGCGGGTGCGGCTGACCGAAGGGTGCGACAAGCAGCTTTCGACCTGCCGGTCCCGTTTTGCCAATTCGGTTAATTTTCGTGGTGAGGCACACCTGCCCGGTAATGACCTGCTGACGCGCTACCCCGGTGGATGACATCGCGGCGCGCGCATTCGCGGCGGCGCGGGGGATGGTCGGGGTGCGGTTTCTGCCGCAGGGATGCGATCCGCGCACCGGGCTCGATTGCGTCGGGCTGGTGTGGGCGGCCTATGCCGCGGCGGGGCGCGTGCTGGAACGGCCGGGCGGCTATCCGTTGCGCGGCTGGGCGCGGGCGCGGGTCGAGGCGGGGCTGGCCGCTGCCGGATTTGAGCGGGTTGCCGATGCGGCGCGCGCGGGGGACGTGGCACTGATCGCGTTCGATGCGGGGCAGTTCCACCTGGGGCTGATAGGGGCGGATCGGCTTTTGCATGCGCATGCCGGGCTGCGGCGCGTGGTCGAGACGCCGATCAATGGGATTGGGCAGGAAATGGGGCGGTGGCGATTGGTCTCGTCATGCTGAACTTGTTTCAGCATCCATGCCCGGACCTCAAGCGGGACCCCGGATCAAGTCCGGGGTGACGAAAAAAGAGCGCTCACAATCGGTTGTTCGCGGCCGAATACGGCGGGCCGGCGATCCAAATTCCATTTCGGGAGCATAGCGATGGCGACTTTGGTGCTGACGGTGGTCGGCGGGCTCGTCGGCGGGCCGGTGGGGGCGGCGATCGGCGCGTCGCTGGGCCAGCAGGTCGACGCTGCGATCTTCAAGCCCAAGGGGCGCGAGGGGCCGCGGCTGGCCGACCTGAAGGTGCAGGCGTCGACCTATGGTCAGCAGATCCCTTCATTGTTCGGGACCATGCGCGTTGCGGGAAGTGTCATCTGGGCGACCGACCTGATCGAGCGGCGGAGCAAGCGCGGCGGCGGCAAGGGGCGGCCGTCGGTGACCGAATATAGCTATGCCGTGTCGCTGGCGGTCGCGCTGTCGTCGCGGCCGATCCGCGCGATCCGGCGGATCTGGGCCGACGGCAATCTGCTGCGCGGGTCGAGCGGGACGTTCCAGGAGCGCTGCACCTTTCGCTGGTATGACGGAAGCGAGGACCAGGCGGCCGATCCGCTGATCGCATCGGCGGTCGGGATGGCGTCGGCCAGTGCGTTTCGAGGGCTTTCCTATGTGGTCTTCGAGGAGCTGGAACTGGCAAACTTCGGCAATCGCATCCCGTCGCTGACCTTCGAGGTCGAGGCCGATGCGGGTCCGGTTGACGCGGGGACGATCGGCGATGTGCTGCTGGGCGAAGCGGGACGCTGCTACGGACGGCGGGTCTTTGCGGGTTATGCCGCCTCGGGCGACCGGAAACGCGACGCGCTGGCGCCGCTGTTCGAGGTCGATGCGGTACGGCTGGTGAGCGATCCCGGCGGCTGGCACCTCGCGCCGGCCGGGACCGGGCGGGCGCCGGTCGCGCTGGCCGGGTTTCGCGAGATGCGGCGCACCGAAATGGCGGGTGACCGGATCGAGCGGAGCCGTGCGGCGCTGTCGTCGCTGCCGGGCACGATCAGGCTGCGCCATTATGAGCCGGAGCGCGATTATCAGCTGGGACAGCAGGCGAGCGCGGTCGCGGGCGGCGGGGTTCGCGAGGAACGGGTCGACTTGCCCGCGGTGCTCGCCGCCGGTTCGGCGCGTGCGCTGGCGCAGCAGCTTGCGGCAGCGGCCGCGGACGGCCGCGAGACGGTGGTGTGGCAGGCCGATCTTGGCGCGCTGGCGCTGGCGGTCGGCGGAACCGTCATGCTCGCCGACGGAAGCGCGTGGCGGATCGCGAGCCGGACCGTGCGTGCGAACGATGTGCGGCTTGAGCTGCGGCGCCACCAGCCCTTTACGGGCGATATTGCGCCCGCCGACCCGGGCACCCCGGTGAGTCCGCCCGACTGGGCCGACGCGACCGGTATGGTGCGCGTGTTCGACCTGCCCAATCTGCAAAGCCCGGCCGCCACCGCGGCGCAGTTGGCGGTCGTGGCGGCGGGCAGCAACGACGGCTGGCGGGGGGCCGATTGCTGGGTGGTGCCGATGCCCGGGTCCGAACCGGTCCCGGCCGGCACGCTGCGCCCGGCGGCGGCGCTCGGCGCACTGGCGGAGCCGCTGGCGGCGGGAAGCGAGACGATGTTCGACCTGGTCAACGCGGCGGTGGTGACGCTGGTCAATCCGGCGATGACGCTGGAGTCGGCGGACGACGCGCGGCTGCTCGGCGGCGCGAATCGGGCGATGATCGGCAGTGAATTGCTGCAGTTCGGGGTCGCGGAGGCACTGGAGCCGGGGGTCTGGCGGCTGTCGCGATTCCTGCGCGGACGCGCGGCGACCGGCGCGGGTGCGCACGACGCGGGCGAAGCTTTCGCGCTGATCGACGACCCGGCCGTGCTGATGTTGCCCGACGAGCTTGCCCGCGCCGCGGAAAGCGGAAGCGCGATCGTGCAGTGGGCGGCGCGAAACGACACGAGCATCGCGGAGGTCGCCGTGCCCGATGCGGGGCAGGCGCTGCGCCCGCCGGCACCGGTGCACGGACGCGTGCAGCCGGACGGTTCGGGCGGCGTCGATGTCATATGGGTCCGCCGGAGCCGGGTCGATACCGGCTGGCGCGACCATATCGACCTGCCGCTCGGTGAAAGCCGCGAGGCGTGGCGCGCGACGCTGGTTCCCGCGGTGCCGGGCATCGGGCCGTGGGAATGCCCGTCGGCGAGCCTGCATATCGACGCCGCGACGATGGCGGTGCTGCCGCCCGGCTCCGCGATCGCGATTCGTCAGCTGGGTGATTTCGCGGTGTCGGCGCCGCTTATCTTGACGTTGATATAA